GTCAGCGCTGGACCGTCGATTAACCCACGACGGTGAGGCGTTTGCGCAACGCCTACCCGATATCTACCAGAAGGGATTTGATCTGGCTCAACGTCTTACAGGGTATACTAAAGACGGAGGATCGTTGCAGCCTTCCGTCCCTGTTTTTTGGCCTAGCGGCCGTAAAACGTACCAACCCGAGGGTTGGCCCAGCGTCTTACAGGATATACTCGATGGTGGATTGCTGCAGCCTTTCCATCCCGCTTTCGCGGCGGTGACGACTTCGCTGCAGGCATGACACTGCCTACAGCGGGGTTGTCAAGCCCCTTTGACCTCTCAGTTAGCCTGAGAGGTCGTACTGGTGCCTGCAGTTATGCAGGCGTCTTGTATCCAGGCGTTCGGCCTTGTGCAGGCTATCTCGAACACCTTTTCGATGGTTTCCTTTGAGTAGTCTGGTCTACTTGGTGGGTTGAGGTATTGGACATTGGGAGCCAACACTGCTTCAATAGCGCCACCCAGGGTTAGCTTAAATGGAGATAGTGTGGTGGTTTTTAACCCTGATATGATGATGACGTGGACTGGTCCTAGTGGTGCTTCTGGAGCGTGCTCAAGTACTAGGTTGCCGGCGTAACCAGCTGTAGACAAATCAAAGGACGTCACCTTATAAGCGAACGAAGAGATATCGTTCGTGCCGTTCTCCACAGTCACGTTAGGATTAATGAGCGATACATCCTCCCAGTCCGTGACGGGCATCGTGTTCGACGTGGATATAGTGATTGGTCTCTGCACATATGTTGGTTCAGACGTGAACAAAGATGGGTTGAAGTTAACCGAAGCTATACCATATGGAGCAACACTACCAATGTTGAGATATCGATTAGTCCCGTTTTATAAAGCCTCGCCTGAGGTTTCCTTTGCAGTCTTGAGCCAATATCTAGAAATGGGTATACCTAACGCGGCTAAGTTCGGATTGTCTTCAGGATATCTAACGGAGAACATAGTGACAGTGCCTGATGCATCGATAGAAGGACCGATATATTCTACCCGTACTTAGGATGACGTCAGCCTTAGGTTCGACATGGTAGGTAGGCCAGGATAATACGGGTGTTGTAACACTTGTTGAGAACCATCTAATTGCAAAGTCGTTGGAACGGCGTTGACGGGTGAACCTATCACCTATGGCAGATAAGTTGAGCTGAGTGGGAAAGCAACACAGTATGTATTAAGAGGCGTGTAGACTACTGCCATGTTTTCTGCAAAATAGGGTGTTCCTAGTTGTACGTTATTGAATCTGTTGTTAAATTAAACTGAAATGACCCTCTTGTACAGACTTGTTGGTGTGCTACCATACGGTGTACGCTAGATTTTATCTAAATCCATGTACAATGGAGAATAAATGGTGTTAAGCACATCGGGAAGTACCCCATGTATAGTTTGTCCCACTTTGGCCTACATCGGCAGTTCGAAGTAATTGCCCTGAGACGATAGTTGAGTTGGCGGTAACAGGTTGGATATTATTTTTGGCTTGGTCATGGTCTGAGCAAACTACTGGACTCCAGTGTTGACTCTATTCATGATGGAGGTATGGTCACTCATAATCGCGTCTTTCAATTTGCCGGTAATTTGGCCACCGGATATGGCGGCAATCATAGATTTAGCCTTGCTAATGGCTTAGTCAATGACAGGCGCCATTTACGGGAATAGGGCATGACGGGCTGACCATAGAGCTGAGGCTCCGTTTTTTAAGACTGAGAACACGTCATCATACGCTACTAATTCCAAAAGAGTTCTATCGTCCTCATTGGGGTAGTTTTTTCTTAAAGCTGAGAGTAATTTCTCCGTCACCATATCAGTGAGCTGTTTCTTGGTGAATGTGGTAGGGTATTATTTGGTCCTGATTAGTCCTTCCTTTGCTTTGTCATTACCAGCGATCACATCACTAAGTATAAAGGCATTACCCCCGGGATTGACAATTGCCTTGTCTTGCCTGAACTAATCCATTCTCACCTGGTTTTACGTGGTCTAGGTTTAATTCCTCATCTCACGCAGGAGATCTTTGTTTATCTTCATCAACTAGCTAATGGAGTTGGGATTACGTGAGGAACGGTTGTTCCTGTTGTTGTTATTTCTTCTTCGGCCGTTTTAAGAACCTCGGCCTTGGTTCTAATTATTGTTACTATTATTGTTGCTTAATTAGTAACCTAATGGTTCTGATGACGCCTCAACATCATCTAAAACCCTGATCAGAGTTGATCGCTTGATTATTTTTTAGTATTTGGGTTCCTTAGCCTTCTTTGCCATTGCTCTCAATTGTGCGCGACGCTTCCGCTAATGTTACATAGACTAGTCTCTCCATTCCCTCGTACTAGCGGGGGCTTAATCTACCACATCAATTTTGTACCCAAACCACAACTCATCCTCTCTTTCAGCGAGAACCTCACATAGAGCCAAGACGACGGTAGCTTGGCCTTTCAATGTTACCTCTACGTTTGTTCCGAAACCGACTATCTCGTGTTAATAGTCTTGTACTGGGGACATGATGTTTAAGTTCTATATCTAGTACGTGTCCTGGCACACCATATAAGGATCAACGCACACATTCTAGTATAGGTACAATTTCAATCTGTATTCCCATCCCATTTGCTATACACATTGCTCATAAGTTTTAAAATCGATTGGACGCTCGAACATAGCCGAATAGCCTGGAGCCCCTTGGGCCCACACGAGATTAGCATGATCCCTCAATCTCAATAATTAGCTATCGGTAAGGACTCTGTTCTCAGTGACCACACCACTATTATTGCACCCTATCTAGTAGAGTGAATATAGTCTAGTCCAGAATAATTTATTGCCTGAAAAATAAGCCTGTCTGGAGCAAAATTACATGTCCTCTTTGAGAGATTTTAAAGTTTAACCTAAGCCATGGAACTTAATGGCTGGGTATTTTTGATCAGTAATATAGTACTTCTTATAGTTCCTAATGAACCTGCGATACATATTGTCTGTGAGTTTGACGAACTGATCATCGCCACTGTCTTTATCGACAGCTTCTGGCGTGTGGACGAAACACGGTAAACCTAGTGTGGTTTTTAGATAAGCATGTACCAAGCAACTGTTAGCCAGGTAAGTGAAACCATAACCCGACACCACAGTTCCGACGACTGTGGCCCTCCACGTTAAGGGTGATCCTCTAAATAAGTTATAAGTCAAATTGTGTATACCAGAGTACACCTTATCTACGTAATTACCTAATCCGCTGTATTCTAGGCATTTCTGAATATAAGTCCAGTAATATCCAAATATTGGAAACAACACGGCCTAAATCAAGGTGTGGTGTTAGGCTGCATCGTGGGACGATCCGTCTGTAGATTGGAACCTCCCAGCGTTGTTTTCAAATAAGTCCTACATTTATTCAAATGTCTTACCACAAGAGTTGAACGGCATATGTTTAAGCATAGCGTTATATAAGATGTAGTTAATGAATCCGCATAATACTTTCCATTCCTTACAAGGATTGCAAATGTTCCTTGGGCGTCCGTTCAGTTAGCCGTTGTGATCCATTACCAACATTTCCCCTGACTTGACGATTACCTCGTATTAACTATAACGTATTCTCTGGGCTGGGTTACTGTATAGAGAGTCTAAGGTGGTTCTGTACTACTTATATTTGCCACCGTCTTTTTCTTTTATAATTTCCATGTACTCCTCGATAGACATGGGGTGAGTGGGGGGTATGGGCAAGTACTATAAGCTACGCATGACGTTCCGACGTAATCGAGCTACCACTCTCGGTTCAGGTTATATCATAGCGCTAGTTTACCTCCACAATGAATAGGTTGATGCATGGTCACAATTGGAAAATGAAGTCACGATTGATCCTGTTGGAAGTTTTGGATCGGCTAAATACCTGTATTTCTTGTCCTGACAATTATGCTCAACTGGCTAAAGCTCCATATATGATCTTAACGCTTGACTACGATTGGTGAGATCCGGTTGGTGTTTTGTGCACACTACATCACCATGTTCAAATCTGAGGTTCTCGATTGATAGGTTGGAGGTACAGGTGTAATCAAAAAAGAATTCCTCAGTCGTTTTCTTCGCGGCCTCAAAGTTTTACAGCCTGCCTCTCAACCTTGCCGGCACTTTGAGAACTTTTATTCGGTGGGAAAACTGCATGCCTGCACATAGGACCACGGTGATAGCAACCAAGTATTTCTCCAGTTCCGGTGTGAATATATACACGGGTACATAAAAGACCCAATAAGATAGGAAGTAATTGGTACGCAGTACGTTTCGTACCAAGAAGAACAAGAACAATAACTTCCTCAATTTACCTCCCTTCATTTCGAAACTAGACACGTCATATTGGTGTTAATTATTATTTAGTACCCAGTTGCTCGTCTTCACCGATATATGTTACTCCAAGAATTTGTGTAGAAGGTTGTTCTCGTATAGGCCCCACAGTGTTTGATAAAAAGAAAAGAAATAGATGGCCACATTCCTAATAGACATATGTATGTCTCCAGAATACCAAACTAATATAGCAAACCAGTATATAAAACTGTTAATGTATACCCAGAACACGTCTAATGGTAAAACATATAAATTAATTGGGTTCATCAAAAACATCTCCCATCTAGTCATCTCGTGTGTAGTTATTTTGGTGATCCATGGATCCCTTAACCTGTAGGAGTTCTGTATACCATCATCGTCGTCTATATGGTTTACCCTACTGGAAATGATCTTCTCCATAATTCTTTGCGCTTGAGGGGTAGTGAACAGCGCTCCGTAAGAGTAATCGATTTGAGTGGTGTACTTGGTTATGGCCTCCGTCAGAGGTTTCACTTTGTCTGGTGTCTTCGTGAATCCAGAGACGTCAGCGACTGACTGGCATTTAGCATAACAGTGTTCTGATATCGCCGTACCTTGAACCGTATGGGTACCAGCTAAGGGCAGTATAATGAGTTAAGATTCAGAGGTGTACTCTAAATGTAACCGATAGATAGTCCAGAAGGTATGTACATTGATGACGTCTACGCGACGTACAGTTACGTTCAGGTTTGCGATGGACATTAGGCTTCCTGGACCAGGGACGTACTACATCCCATTCATACTATAAGCATTGCTATTTGGGAAAAGCATTGGACAGTAAAATTAATCTCCTCGTACTATGTAACTTACATTTCCGTAACTACCGGATCTATTTCCTGCGGTGAAAACCAAATAAGCGCACAGTCCTGCACCAGTTGGCAATTTACAGTGTTGTAATATACGATCAATATGATTACGATCTGGTACGTCTGGATCAGCTAATTTGCACATCGGGCACATCGGGAATGGGACCCCGTCGCATTCCGGTTGGATATCAAATACTTCTTTCTACTTAGCCAGGTAGTTGATTTTAGTAGCATTGTTTTTAGTGACACTCTGCTTATATATAGCATAAATCTCTGGGGACATAGTTTCATTCTCTTCCTTAGTGCGTTCCTCCTGTTCGAATTTCTAAATAGCTTTCATTTGTTATGGGGGTATCTAGTTGTGTTCAACTATCTTCTATTAGTTCTTCAGATGCGCCACTAAGCCTTTAAAGTCCTATTCTGCACTACTTAACAATTGCTTTTCGGCAGCTTGTGATTTGTTTACGACTTCTTTGAGCACTACATCTTTTAACCAGCTCGCATTAAAGATCTTCTTATATCTCGCTCCTAAGTTAAGAGTCGACCACACGTCGTCTTTCTATCTCGCTGTAACATCGAGCACGAATTAGAGCACCTCTGAGGAGTCTTAGAAAGTGGTG